CTTGGCTTCCGTAGACTGTAGCAGTCTGTGGATTACCATCCGCATCGTTGTTAGCATCATCAGTTGCTGTTAGTCTCCAATGTACGTTATAAACGACATCACTATTGCTGTCTTTTGTTGGGTATGTATCGACAGTACTCACATCCCATGCATAATTAATTGCCATTGTTATTCTCCTTTGAGAGTTTGTATTTCAGTTTTTAGTTGTTCTATTTGTTCTTGTTGTTCTTGGATTGCTTTGACAAGTAATGGAGTTATACGACCATAATCCATGCCTTGCATTTCTTCTCCGTCTTTTTCACCTGTTACTGCATCTGGAAATACCTCTTGTGCTTCGTGTGCTATAAAGCCTTCGCTTGATGTGTCTTTATCTTTCCAATCAAACTTAACTGGATTGAGCTTGTTAAGTCTTTCTAAACCATTTTCTATAGGAGTAATATTTTCTTTTAATCTATAGTCTGATGAGGTGCTAAAAGTTGTGGCAGTATTAGAATATTGAATGTAGCCAACTCTGCCGCCAGAAGAATTATAGAATTGCAATGCCATATGTGCAGAAGTGTTTGGTGCTAGGAATGATATTCCGTTTTTACCAGTAGCATGATGAATTGCAATATGAGAAGAATCTAAGTCTACTGTACCTGCTATCAAAAGATTACCAGAAGAATTAATACGCATTCTTTCTGTGCCATCAGTAGTAGAACTTGCTCCTGTACCAGTTTTCCAAATATGATTTTGATATGTTCTGTAAGTTAAATCATTAGAATCAGCAGCACCAGTTATAGTTTGATAGCCGTTTTGCCATTGCAGTGCTGCACCACCAGTTTGTAATAATGTATTTCCAGAAGTATCAATACGCATTGTTTCGCTAGTACCAATTTTCCAAGCATGACTTGCGGCTCTAGTTTCTGAGTTTATATAAACAGCAGCAGTTGGGTCATAGTGCTGTGTTAAATTAGTGTCTGTAGATATTTCAGGAAAGAATTGTATTTGTGAATTTGCACCATCACAAATTGCAAATTTAGAGCCTGTAGTTGTGGTATGTCCAATTGCAACATTTTCAGAACTATCAATAGTTATAGCAGTCGCATTAGAATTATCTACTATGCCTGTATTAAGCATATTACGTGTTACTTTAGTTGTTGCCATTGTTAGTTCCTATTAATTTTTTAACCGATTTGTTTTGTAACAGATGTTGGTGTTATCTTCTCTGCTATCTGAGCATCTAAGCCTGATTTAAGTTCAGTAACTTTCTCTTCAGTCAAAGCTGCTTCAACCCAACCTTGAACGTCAGAGCTTGTTAAGTCTGCAAAGGCTGTGAAGCTTGAGATATCATCAGTATCTAAACTTTGGCTTCCGTAGACACTTGAAGTCTGTGGATTACCATCCGCATCGTTGTTAGCATCATCAGTTGCTGTTAGTCTCCAATGTACGTTATAAACGACATCACTATTACTGTCTTTAGTTGGGTACGTGTCGACAGTACTCACATCCCATGCATAATTAATTGCCATTTTTTATTCTCCTTCTAAGGTTGTTATTCTTGCTTCTAGTTCTTGTATTGTTTTTACAAGCAACGGAACTAATTTACTGTGGTCTATTCCTTGATATTCAGGATTGCCTTCACTATCAACTGCATCCTTTTCACCTGAGATAGCTTCTGGAACAATGCTTGCTACTTCGTGTGCTAAGAAACCATCTATTGTATTACTAGGATGATTCTTAAAATTAAATCTTGAAGGTTTTAATTGTTTTAATCTTGTGGTTGCATCCCACTCAGTAACTACGTTTTCTTTTAATCTATAATCAGAAGAGGTGTTATATCTTACTAGACCTCCGTTTAAGTCTATATCGCCTTGAAAAACGCCATCTAAAGCAAATATAATCATATTATTATTAGTAGTAACACTATTAGTTTTATTTACTTGAATAACTGCATCGGTAGCTGCCGCAGGGTCTCCAGCTACAGATAGTCTATTACCATTCCAAAAAACACCTGTTGTGTTAGCTCCTGAGTTTGCAACATCTGTTGTCGTTCCTATGCCTACGTCTCCAGAAGAATTAATACGCATTCTTTCTGTTGCGTTACCTGAAGTTCCTCTACTTCCAAATATTAATGAAGTATTAAAATTAGAAGAATAATCACCTAGTGCCTGAACATAAGCACCTAGATAATCAGTACCGCTTGATTCTGTAGAAAATCCTAATCCCCAAACTTCGTTTTGTGTACCTGCATCTTTGTTAGTAAGTTTTATATAGTTACTATCATTCGCTGTTGAATCTGTTCCAACAGAACTATCTGAAATTTGTAATTTATTATCTGGTGCTGTGTCTCCTATGCCTACGTTTCCAGAAGAATCAATGCGCATGGCTTCACTAAGAGCATCGGTGCTCGTAACAGAAGGATGAGTCCAAAAAGCTAAACCTGTTTCATTTGGGTCTGTTCCTGTTTGTACTACTGAAATAGCAGAATGTTTATGGTCTTGATTTGCTGTGTCGGAATCACAACTTCCAAAAACTAAAGCAGGTCCATAATTACCATTACCTGATGTTCCATTTCCTCTAATAAAAAGACCAACTCCATCGTAATTGTTATAAGTTGAACTAAAGTTACCTGATTCAGGGTCAGTTGTTAATACTGCGTTAGGACTGTTAGTTCCTATACCTACACCAGTACTGTCAATAATCATACGTTCAGTACCACCAGTATCAAAACGTATCTTATCTTCGTCAGAGCTTTCTTCTACTTGTATCTTTGTATCACTGTCCGCATCCAACAACAAGTTAGCTGTTGTGCTTGAAGTTGTAGTTGCTGTAATAGCTTCTACAGCTACACCACTTGGAGGTGCTGTAGAAAATGTAAGAGTTGTACCAGATATACTATAGTTTGATTTGCTTTGATAAACACCATCAAAATAAACTTGTACGTTGTTCTCATGTACTGGTGCAACCGATAGTGTTAATGTTGTATCACTACCATCACCAGTCATTGTAGCTATTGAGTTGTTAGAACCACCAACAGTTGTTGTGCTGTGATAGACTGTTATAACTCTGCCACTAGCCGGAGCAGTTGCAAAGGTTAATGTAGTTCCTGAAACTGAGTAAACATTCTGAGCTTGGAATACACCATCAATAAAGACCATAAGATTATTCTCATCGTCTGCACCTGTGCTTAATGTAAAGGCTGTTGTAGAACCATCACCTGTGTAGATGTTGGTATCCATGTTTGTGCCTGAACCACCACCGATACTTCCCCATTCATCTGTGTAGCCTTCAAACTTACCGGTTGTTGTATTGTATCTGAAGTAACCTGCAGCAGGACTTCCCGGTCTTTGTGCTGTAGTTCCAACAGGAACGTGTATAGCATCTGTTAAAGAACCAATGTCTAAACTAACATCTGGAGTTGCATTACCAATACCTACTCTATTGTTTGTAGAGTCTACTTTAAGTGTAGAAGTATCTACTGTAACGTCACCTGAAACTGTTAAAGAACTTAATGTACCTACTGAAGTTACGTTAGTCTGTGCTGCTGTAGCTAATGTACCTGTAATAGATGTATTAGCTGTTAATGTAGTAAATGTACCTGCAGCAGGAGTTGTACCACCAATAACTGAATTATCAACAGTACCACCTGAAATAGTTAGATTATTATCTACGTAAGCATCTGCAATTGAAGTAGCATTCCATGTTCCTGTAGTTAATGTACCTACAGCAGTAATCTGAGTTTGTGAAGCATCAACAGAAAGTGAGTGTGCAATACCTTCACCTGAAGTTGCTCCAGTAGATGTTAAACCTGTACCGGCTGTAACTGTACCTACGTAGTCTCCAGTTGTGTCTGTACCTAAAGCAACTGAGTTAGCTTGTATAGTTGCAACACCAGTATCAGCAATTGTAATATCACCACTGACTACATTATCAATCCATTTAGATGTAGCAGTATCATAAAACAATAATGAAGCATCAGCAGGTGTCGTAATATTAACATCTGTAAGTTCTGATAGTTCATTAGCTGTAGCTACTTGTGAGTCTACATAAGCCTTAACAGATTGTTGTGTAGGTACTAATGTAGCACTATCAGAAGACATATCATCTTCATCAACAAATGCTGTAATGGTTATTGTACCATCGCTTAGTGAACCATAGGTTACTGTGCCTGTTGTAGTAATAGCAGATGAACCATTGTCAATAGCACCGAAGCCTGAAGTAATACTTCCTGCATTTAATGCTCCAACTGTTGTAACATTGCTTAAAGTATCTAAAGCACTTTCAAAATAAGTTTCAAAGTCAGTCAATGCAACTTGGACCATAGTGCCACCATCGTTGACAACTACTCTGTCTGCATCGGCTAATGTTGTTAAAGTAGCTGATGTATTACCATCAACTATGTTTAGTTCTGTTGCTGTTGATGTAACTCCGTCAAGTATGTTGAGTTCTGCTGTTGTAGCTGTTACACCATCTAATAAATTTAATTCGGCTGCTGTAGATGTAACACCATCAAGGATGTTTAATTCAGCAGCAGTTGAAGTGATTGCTGTACCATTGAAGTTAATACCATCTAGGTAAGCTACACCATCAACGTATAAGTCTTTCCATTCTTGTGAAGAACTTCCTAAGTCGTATGTGTTGTCTGTATTAGGAATAATGTTTGAGTTGACATCTGCACCAAAGACTACGTTATCGTCTGCTGCATCACCTAATGTTAATGTACCACCATTAAATGTAGTCGTACCAGTAACTGTTAAGTTTCCTCCAACACTAACATTACCTGTAGTTGTAATCGCATCTATGTAACCATGCGACCAGTAGTTTGATGAATCACCTAAACTATAAGTGCTATCTGCACTTGGTATAAGATTAGAAGCTACATCGGCTGTAACCGTTACTGTGTCTGTAGCAGCATTACCAAGTGTAGTATTCCCACTTACTGTTAAGTTTGTGCTAACTGTTGCAGCACCTGTAAGAGCCAGTGTGCTACCATCAAAAGTTAAATTAGAACTGTCTTCTAGTTCTCCACTTGTACCTGCTAGTACTACACGTCCTGAAGTTAAGTCTCCAATCGCAGCAGTGTCAGCAGATAATGTATCGATGTTGGCTGTTCCATCGATGTATAAATCTTTCCATTCTTGGGATGAGCTACCAAGGTCATAAGTATTATCGGTGTTAGGTATAATGTTTGAATTAACGTCAGCACCGAATACTACATTATCATCAGCAGCATCACCAAGTGTAAGTGTGCCACCATTAAAAGTTGTTGTTCCTGTTACTGTAAGGTTACCACCAACAGCTACATTGCCTGTTGTGGTTATTGAATCTATGTATGCATCTTTAAAGTATAGTGAAGATGTTCCTAAATCTACATCACTATCTGTTACGGGTAATAAAGCTCCATCCTGCAGTCTTATTTGTTCTACTGCTGCAGAAGAAACTTCTACGTAAAAACCCCATCTATTGTTTGTGTCGTCTACGACAATCTTGTTTAAAAAATCTAAGTCACCTATTTGTGGTATGTTACCACCTTGTCCTGCTGTACCATCGTGTCTGTGTCCAGTAGAACTTGCACTACTTGAACTATAAGCAAACGCATTAACTAACTGATTGTACTCATCATTAAATAACGCAGCAGTTATAGTATCCCCATCTGCGAACGAACTTTGTCGTGTGTAAGTTTGTGCCATTTATTATCTCCTACCTGAAGGTACAAAGTTTATGTAAAGACCATTAATGGTGTATGGTGCTTTCGTATCTTCACTAATTATTGTAAAATTATTACTGTGTCCACTGCCTTGTAATGCAACTCTAACTAATGGACTTTCTGCTCCACCAAATACGTTTGTATTGAATATCGCTTCACCGAATAATGCCGGTGGGTCAATTATTCCTAAATCAAATAATTCTGGTGGTTGAGGTATATCTGTACTACCATAATCAAATCTAACTTGAACATTAGGCTCTACGACACCTTCTGCACTTGCAGAAACTTTTAAGTAATGTAAAGTCTTTAATGTTCCTAAATCTCCATAATCGTAATCTGGAGTTGCATAACGTGCTAAGACTGTAGAACCATCAAAGTCATTACCAGAATCGTGAACATGAACATAACCATCAGTATCACCATGATAGTATTGTTCAACACCATTTTGGTCAAAGCCTGAACCTATTTCAGTTACTTCTATTCCTCTTGTTTCTGACCATTGAAATCCATTAGGTCTTAATGTGCCTATAATACCTCTTTGTGAAGAGTTTTGTATTGTTGTATCGGTATAAAATAATCGATACTGAGATTTTTCTCTTAATACAATACTAGATATTATATAGCTATTTATGCTTTCTGTCAAGTCCGTAACGAGAGGTTGTATCTCTTTACTAACTGTACCTAGCTCAACGTCACCAATTCTTGCTGTACCGGCTACTGTTCTTAATCCATCCGGTGCTAAAAATATTAAGTCACCACCAATCTCTTGAATACTATATCCGCTTAGACAACCTACGTTTTCAGTGATAGGGTCAATACGAATATTACTACTGTCATTTATATTAACAAGTTTATGTATACTGTTTTCTGCAAAGACTATTAAATCTTCACGGAAACCTTTAATGCCTTCTATTTGGTCAGATATAGTTACTGAACCTGCTCCAGTTCCTGTAAAGTTATCAGGGTCATTATAGACACTGTAATAAACTGTACTTAAATTATCTTCAACTCCTGCAGCTATTAAGTGATGGTCATGTACAGTAATATACTTAACATGCTTTGTGCCTGTAACTGTTATTTCTGCAGCAAAAAATGTTCTTGTTGTAAGAGCACCAGTACCTTCCATACGAAAGCTATACAGTTTATTTGCACCATCAGCTATAATTACTTCACCATAATCATAGTCTGGTCCTTCAAATAAAACAAACTGGCATTGTGCTTGTCCAGTTCTAGCGAGTGTGCTACGTCCTGTAAAGGTTGTGTAGTTATCACCACCAACTGCAACAGAATCTCTATTTATCTGTAACCAACTTGTACCTGTATTACTAAAATAAATATTTGTACCGGCTGTTACAATAACTCCATCAGCATATGGAAACACACCAAGGATAGTTGCTGTACCTCCTGTAGGTTGTACTGCACTACCTCCTCCATACTTAGCAAACCCATTAATACGTCTGTATCCACCTTCTGTAGATACTTCGAAGTTTCTGAGTTCTCTTGCTACACCGGGAGTTCTTAATAAGTCTATTGAGTTAGCAGACTTAACTAATCCTCCATCACATGCAACTGTATACGGCTGTGATGCTGCCATTGTTAGAAGTATCTCCTGTCGTCACTCATGTATTTTGGTGCCGGATTAATAAGGTTTGATTTCATTTGTCGCATACCTTTTTTATAATCCTCTAAAGCAAAAGCTGCTTGTTGTGGACTTTCTTTAAACTGCCATACATAGTATCTTGCTCTAGCAGTTATTACATTAGAGTACTGGTCTGGTAAAACCATTGTATCTCCAAAAGCTGATAAAGCTGTAGGTGCATTGTATGCGTAAAAATGCACATTGTAAACTTTATCAGGTATTGGACTTAATCCAAACTTTCGATGGTCTGGACTACGAATAACGTATTTTGGTTCACCATAGTTTTGTGAATTAGCATCATCTTCATTTTCAGAATCTCTAAAATATCTTGTCCAATCATCTAATGTAATAAATTCTAAACCTTGAGAAACATAAGGTGCAGATTCTCCACTTACATTTATAGTTGTTACATAAAAGTCATCCCAATCAACTGATGCATAATCTGTGGTAATTCCAGAGCTTCCTGCTTTTAATAAATACCATCGAGTCCCGGCAACTGTTTCAACAGTCACATTACCATAAAATGGGTCTGTACCTCCGCTTGCTGCAACTGCAAAAAAAGGTAATTGAGGTTCTTCGTTTGCAACATCTTTTAAAGATTTATTTATTGCATCTTTTACAAAACTCTGTATTCCTTTTGCACTAGCAAAGGTTGAAGATGTTAATTCAATTTCGTTGAGTTCTCTAAGAACATCGTTTGTTAGTGTTAGGAATGTTGTTGCCATTATTTCTTATGTACTTTTTGTATTGCAAAGTTAGCAGTAAGACTTGCACCTTTATGTTTTACAAAATTACCAGTGTGCTTCATCAGTTTATAACTACCATTTTTTTGTTTCATCCAATGATAGCCTTTTGGAGCTTTTACTTTCATGTTTAGTTAGGCTTTTGAACTTCCATAGCACCGCCCATAGCCATGCTTACTCTATCCTTTTTTTTGTGAGGACCACCATGAGCCATTTTTTTTCTTGACCCGTACATTCCACCGCCCATCATTTTTTTTCTTTTTCCGTACATCATTTCCGTTCCCCTATTTTTTTAGTTTTTGCAATATAGCTACCAACAACTAAACTGTCATTGTAACCGGTCATTTCTTTACATTTTTCTTCCTTTTCCTCAATAGACATATAGTAATCTATATTTCCACTTGGTCTAGGATTTCCTTTTAACTGTTCCATATTTTATCTCAATAAAAGTAGAGGAGCCCGAAGGCTCCCCCACAGTGACAATATTAGTCAATTCCGTAGAAAGCTGAGACTAATGCTTCACCTCTTAGTACTTTCGCACCATAAACGTGAAGACCTCTAACTATGTCACCAAACGAACTTGGGTCTCTAAGGACTTCAGTTGAGATGATAGTTTGAGCAGTCGCAGTAGACGAGATATGACCTGCCAAACATTTACCTGCAGCATTAGTTGTTGCAGCAATGTTATTAGACTTGTACATATCAAATCCTCTTAGTTTTCCACTGGATACTAACCCGTTTCTAATTGAACCTTGACCTGCGTTGAAGTCAACAGATAACAATTTAGAAGAAGCTTGACCTAGTTGCTCGTAGAAGTCAGGACTTGCAACGAACCATCTTCCTTCTTCAGGAACATTTTGCTCGTCAAGTAGTCTTGCCATTCTAGCCATAACGTCAATTGGGTCATGTTCACTAGAACCAAAACCTATGTCAAGGTTACCTGTTCCGTCAAAAGTACCGGCTGCTAAATCTGTAGCATTGTCAGCACCGAGAACGTGGTCAGGTGAAGAACTTGACACACCAGAGAACATAGTAGCTATAACAGCAGCATCATACGAATCTCTAAGAGCGTAAGCTGCAGAGCTAGAAGCTACTTCTTTGAAGTTGACATGTGACATGTTAGTTTCAATATCATCTACGATGAATTTGAAAGCTTTCGCACTATCAACAACCAAAGTAAGTTCTTGGTCTGTTAGTTTTGTTTGTGTAGTATCGCTACCTCTTGTGTAGTCATACACAGTGATAACGGGTTCTTTTATGATTTTAACTGAGTCTCCGTAAGCAGAAATCTCACCGGCATAGTCGGTGTTCGTAATAGCTTCTACAACCGAGGCTTTTCTAAAAAAGTTTAAAACCTTTTTAGAGTAAACCGAAGGTAAAAAGAAACTATTAGCCTGTCCACTTACGGAGTTTGCAAAGTTAGCATCAGTATCAGTACTCGGTTCAAAATATTGAGCCATGATATTACTCCTTTATAGTAGTTATAGTTTTATTTTGTGATTCTGCCTTCTTGCATAGCTAAACTGATATCTTCTTCGAATTTATCAAATTCATCCATACTAAGGGCAGCAATCTCCCTTTCTGACCAAATCTTTTCCTGTTTAGGTTCTACACTTGTTGTTTTAGTAGAAACTAAATCAGCAGCAGATTGTCTGGTCGGTTTAGAAGATGACTTTTTATCTTGAGGAACGTCAAATCCTAAATCCTTTTTAAACAAATCAAGGGCTCTAGAGGCTAAGTCTGCATCATCGCTGTTACTGTATACCCAATCTTGGATAGACTGTGGCTGCTGTGTTGCCCACCCATGAAATTCATCACTGTTTCTGATATCTTCAAAATCAGGATGCCTTTCCATTAACCTTTTTTCTGCATCTTGTCGTATTAAATCCTGCTCTCTTTGTTGGAGTTTACTAAGACGTTCTTCTAGAACTTTTGCCTTAGATTCACTTTGTAAGTGAGCAACAGTCTCTACGACTTCATACACATCAGGATATTCTTTCTTAAATTGTTCTAACTCTTCTTCAGTTTTAGGAGCTTGGTAGTCAGTTCTATTTTTAGTAGCTTCATCCAATAACTCCTGTTCTCGAGCTTTAAACTCATTAAGTTTACTATCGTAATGTTTTTTTAAATCGTCATAACGCTTTTTGTAGTTTGGTCGCTTGTAAGGTTTATCCTTACTTTCTGCTTCTACTTCTACTTCTACTTCTTCAACAGATTCTTCTGAAGGTTGTTCAGGAGTTTCTTCTTTGAAGAATAAACTTTCTGACGAAATAAAAGGTTTTGTATCCTCTTTATGCCAAGCTTTGTTTTGATTATAAGGATTAGCTTGAACTTCTTCCTCTTGTAAGACTTGTTCAGTCATTTTCTTTTCTCCTACTCAGGGCTTCGTTTAACAAGGTAGCTGCGTGTGCACTTGCAGGGCTTGTCTTGTAAAGGTAGCCTTTCGGTTAATATATGATAAAGTGCCTATGCCTAGGGTAGCTTTATCGCTTAGCTCCGAACGTAGGGTCTAGTAGAAAGCATAGACTTTTTGAGTTCTTCATCGACTAAGTCAGATTGCTCTTGCATTGCTGCTTGAGAACCAACTGTCTCTTTAGTAACTCTAATGTCCTGTTCCACTGGCTGTTTTTCAACAGGCATAGTAACAGTTTCTTCCTCTTCTATTAGCCCACCTTCTTGAGCTTGTAGTCTTTCATCTGCTTCACGTTCTGCTTCTTTCATCATTGACATTAAATTGTCAGCTCCGATTTCTTCAGTCGCTTTAGCAGTAAAGACAAACTCACCATCCGATAGCCTTGCCGGTATCGAATCGGACCTACCAGTTCCGGGACCTTCTACAGTTCCAGAACCTGTAAATTCTGTTGCGCTCTCGACTACTTGGTCGAATATTTCACTTAGTCTGTCGTCTTTCTCGAGAGCATCTATTAAATAATTTCTATCTTGATTAGACAATGTTTCTTGTACAACATAGTCTACGTAATCTTCTTCCATCTGTTCGTCAGGAACCATAGGTGCGTTTATCTCTTCAACTCCTCCGAGCATCATTTCCATTTGAGTATCTACGTCACCGCCTTCTTGGAAAACACCTCTACCTTTAAGTACATCAGCTCTAGTAACTTTACCATCACCTGTTAAATCTGGAAAATCTTTTTTTGCCATTTTAATCCTCTATTCTATTCAGGGCTTCCTTCACCTGTTCCGCCAACTGCTCTAGGTGTACCAGAGAACGTAGTTTCCCCTGCAACCGGAACATTTCCGATTCCGATGTTGCCACCACCAGTGCCTGTTGGTCCAAGTTCTTGAGGTGATTGAGGTGCTCCTTCAGGGCTTCCCATACCTCCGGGTTGTGGACTACCGGTGTTAGCTTCTTCGCCTGTTGTTTGGTTAGCATTTTGCATTCCTATTATCTGTGCCATGATAGCTGCTTCTTCAGGGTCATTGAGTATTTCATCAGGGTCTAAATCTAAGCTATAGGCTAATTCACTTACGAGTTTAGAAATTTTAACGAAAGGAGCTATAGCCGGACTTTGTGCAGTTTGTAAGAACATAGTCAACCTTTGGCTTCGTACTTCTTTTTGCATCAAGCTATTTGTTCCTGTAGCTCTAACTTCTAAATCACCTTTAACATCAAGACCACCTTCAAAGAATTGCATGTTCCATTGGAAATACGATTCTCCTAAAGGTTTCAATAAAAAATCATCAAGATTCTTTATCACAGTCTTAATATTTAAACTAGATGCCCCTAATAACATGGACATACCAGAGGCTGTCCTTGTCATACTTTGTACACCCGTTTGCCCGTGAGAGTAACTAGGTATGCCTGTTTGCTCGTCTGCAAGTTGTCTAAACTTGTCAAACATCATCATATTTTCGGGAGCAGTGTTGGGGAACTTCAAGCCATATATTGACTGTCCGGGCATCCCTGCCTGTCTTCTAAAGACTTTCCCCGGATAGACCTCCATTGACTGCCCACCGACTAAAGCTGATTCATCTACGTCAAAAACAAGAGAACCTGCTAAAGCTAGATTATCAATTGCCATTCTAGCATGACCATTCATAATCTGTTGAGAATCATCCATGTTCTCAGCAACTCCAATACCAAAGAAGTTATAAGGATTTCTTTCGTATGGAAAAGCGTTGTATGGTATGCGGTATGGAGTAAATGGATTAACAACAGCTCTTAGCAATTTATCTCCACATACCCATGCATTTATTTGTACTTCGTCTAGGTCGTCAACAGAATCATCTAACTCTATTCCAACCTCTCTAGCATATTCAGCATCCATGATGCCCCAATATTCTAGAACCTCAAAGTTGCTTCCGTAATCATCTTCTCTAGCATCGTCTTTGAGTTGACTTTCAAAATCTTTTTCTACGTAGTTTGCTCCCATTTGGATACAACTACGGATTGCTTCTTCGTCAAAGTAAGGCATATTTCTTAATTGCCTTAATTGACTTTTGTTCATTTTGTGTCTATGGATTACATATTCACATTCTTCTATGTTTGTAGCTGCAGGGTCTGGATAAAAATCCCAACAACTAACAAACTCAATTCGAGGGACTCTAACCTCTAAAGGATTATAATTTCTCTCGCCCCCTTCATCTGACCACTTGTGTAACTTTTTGTTAAAGTTAAAAGGTCCCTTTACGATTCCTGTTCCTAATAAGGCTGCTTCTAGCAAAGCATTTCGTATTTCAGAAGAACCGTTTGATTCTTCGATTTGGTCATGTATAAGTTTTTCCATTCGTCTTGCAGCTTTTTCTGCAGGACTTATTTCAGGTATTTCTGGTATAGCACTTAAACCTTCAGCTAGTATACCATCAGCTTTTTGTTCTATACTTTCAAGTGTCGGGTAAGTAGAACCGGCAGGTAATGTACGACCATCTCCTTCAAAACCTACATCAAATGGGTCACCTACAACATTACCTAAGTTATCTTCGTTTATTTCTAAACTAGGTGTAGGATTTTGTGGGTCTAGATATGCGTTTTCTTTTTCACCTTCAGGTAATTTAGTTTCTGCAATACCTATAGGAAACTTTCCTGTTCCAAAAATAACATCAACTAATTGACCAAAAGCAGCTAGTACTTTTGTTTTAGTTATCTTAACAAAGACTCTAGACTTTTCAGAGTCTCTAAACTTGACTGATTTTTTATAGAGTCCTCTGTAGTTTTCGTAGGCTCTTAGCCATCTTCTTTCATCAGTCTCTCTAGAATCTTCAGCTTTAGCATAGCGACTATTAATAATACCAACTAAGTTAAGCTTCTGGTCTAATTCTAAATCTAGAGTTTTTCCAGACTCACCTTCAACATCCGTGTAGATGTTGTCAGCATTTAAAAATGTATTTTCTTCTGCCATATAATTTTAAAATCTTTTTAAAAAATTAATGCCATATTGAGGCTTTTGTTTTTTACTCTTACTAACCCCAATAGAAAAACCTTTCCCTAAGTTTTTATTTACATTATATGTAGTTGAAGATTTACCTCCAAATTTATTTAATTGTGCTCCAACTGAAAATCCTTTAGGTAATTGTTTATTTGCACCAAGATTAAATGAACCTTTTTGAATATTGAGATTTGTATTTAAACTATCAAAATTTTTAAAATAATTTAAACTGCCACCATTTTTAAATTGTAATCTTTTATTTTTCATTTTTAATATCCAAAGTCTGAGTCAGCAGGTTTAAACATATCTCGTTTAAAACCTCGCATTCGCTCTAATGGATTTTCCATTCGAGGTCTACTCATAATCATATAACGCAATGCATCATATGCGTGGTCTGAAGCGTGAGTATCCACATCTTCAGGATTATTTTTGGACAGAGGAATACTTTGCAATTCTCTTATCAAGTTAGGACACGTATTAAATATCTGTAACTTCGGTCTGCCACTTTCTCTTGTTTTTAAATATTCGTGTATTTGAATTTTACCTTGTATTCTATTTTTATCTGCCCTTCTAAGCTTATGTCCGGCTTTAAGTAAAGCTTCACCTACAGTTGGACCAGTCGTACCTGTGTTAGCCCATGCTGCAGTATCTAATACACCATTTACGGAGAAAGGGTCTTCTATCTCCATATCGGTTATTATAGCCCCTAATTCTTCTCCTGTCAAGCCTTTTCTATACAATTCGCGATAAATAATCAAAGTATTGTCGTTCATATCGATAATTCCCCACAAACAACAGCTTTCTGAAGCATATCCGTAGTCAATTCCTTTTACTCTTTCCCAAGCAACCGGAAGCTCAAATGGAGTGATAACATGAACAGTTGGGTCAAATTCTACAAATGCAGCTCCCTCTGCAACATCCCAATTCCCTTCTAAGAGTTGTTTACGTTGTAGAGGTGGTAAGGATTTTAGCATCTGCTCATAGATACCATCCTTTGCTAAGTATGGATTGTCTATTAACTTAGCCGGGATAAACTTTCGTGTTAAACCATCAGCACCTAAAAAGCTTTGATTAGATTCGTTTGGTTCTATGTAACGTTTTTTAACCCAATGAGAACCAACCCCTCCCGGGTTTGCAGTGCAACGAAGATATGTTTTTATTTCAGGGTCGGTTGTTCTTAAACGAGAGGCTAAATAGTTCCATGAGAACTCTGTAGGTAGGTGTGTAATTTCATCAAAACCAATCCATGAATAGGCTTGTCCTTGATATCTGTATACATCAGCATCTCGCTCAAGAAAACCAAACTCCACTTTTGCACCTGAAGGGAAGTTCCAAAGTTTTTCTACTTCTCTAAACTTAGCACCGGGAAATGCTTGTGGATAAAGCTCTCTGGATTTATCTATCATCTCTCGGAGTTCTGGCATCGACCTTCTTAATATTAAAGCTCGGTGTGCCGGACGATGTGCGTAGCGTAGTGGGTCAACTATCATTGCATAGCTTTTACCACCACCGGCAGCACCGCCATATAAAACATCTTTTTCGTCTGCTGCTAAGAATTCTGTTTGCGGTCCCTCATTAGGATGAAAGATTACTTTCGCATCTTTTAAAACCTCTTGAACAGAAGGAGCGACTTTTTCTAAATCACTATCGATAACAACAGTATTCTTTGTAGGCTCTGTTGCTTTTTTAATTATTTCTTTTTCTTCTTTTACTTTCTTTTCTTTAGCTGCAAGCTTGGCTTTGGCTTTTTGTATTTCTTTTTCTTTCTTTGCTAAAGCTCTTTTACGTTGTGTAGCCACAGTAAAACGACTCCTTGGCTCTGGAGGAGTTACTTTCTTGATAATCTTGGATAGTCCTACGTGACTGATTTTTCTATCTGCTTCTAGCGAGAGTTGCTCTGCTGCTTCACGTAGAGAGTATTTCTTGTCTTGAACCAAAGCAATATATTTGAGAAGAAGCTCTTGTTGCTTTGGAATTGGCTTAAGATAGCCTTTGATTTCGGATTGCTCGTAACCAAACGGTATGGTTACACCTTTCTTTTTAATATAGCCTTCTTGGGGCATTATTCTTTATCTTTGTTAAATATTCTATCCCAATTCTTTTCGAATTGCTTTTGGTCTCGAATACCTTTACCCCTCATAGATAAACGTCCCTTTTGCTTTGCAAGGGCTTTAAACTTTACTGGATGTTGGTCAGTGCCAATTTGCCTACCCATTTACCACTTAACCTTGTCAGCCCAATATGCTGCTGACATTTTTCCTTTTGCTATGTTCTTAGCATGACGTGCTTTGAAAGATTTACGTTTAGCTTTCATTCTAGCTGATTCACCTGCTTTGGGCTTTCCGGCTGTACTGGCTCCTTGTTCACCAAAACGAATAGTCTTAACCTTGTCACCAACTTTAGCAACAACAACATGAGACTTCTTAGGATGGCTAGGAGTACGTTTAGGTTTATTATAACCAGATACACCGGCTCTAGCAAGTCTTGGGTCTTTTTTCTTAGGCATTATCTTTTCTTTCCTTTATGTAGTCCATGCTTCGCATGTTGCTTACCTTTCTTTGTAGCTTCTCTTTTCTTTTTATTAGCTGCTGCTAGTTTCTTTCTTCCTGCTGCAGTTGATTTAAGTTTCTTTATAGTAGCTGCAGGTGCGTAGACTTCTCCAGTCTCTGAAGACTTTTTACCACTAGGAGTTCTCCATTTTTGTTTAGTCCACTTCTTTAAAGACTTCTGAGACTTTTTAAGTGCCATTACTTATAACCTCCACCTTTAGCCTTATACTCTTTAGCCAACATCTGTGCCTTTCTAGCACTCCACTGTCCGGGCTTACCACCTTTACTTCCTGCTTTGATCTTATTAAAAAGATTCTTACGCATAGTAGGCTTGGTATAGTTACCGGCTTTATTGACTGTAGATTTCTTTTTAGGTGCTGCTTTCTTTCTTGGCATTATTCTTCCTCCTCGCTTCCATCAGTTTCTCCCACATCAGGTTGTTGGAGTCTATCTTCTGCTTCATCGAAGGTGCTTTCTTCTTCATATGTTATATCCTGTGCTTCTACTTCAATAGGTGCTTTCTCAGGAAGTATAAATATACCTCCGGCAGCAGTATGAGTTACATCAAGTTTATCACTCTTAGTTACTCCTACACGATCCAATATGGTCTGAGCAGCAGTTAGCTTGTTGCTAACCTGCGGTATAGGTGCATCACTATTCATGATATCTACGAGTTTGAAGGCTGCTTGGGGTGCAGAACGAGCTAGTACGTCCGAGGCTAATTCAATCACTTCTTGTTTTAATGCTTTTATAACTTGATGATAATTGCCTGAGTATCCTGCAAGCTCGGCTGCTTTCTTCGGATCACCTCCTGTCTGGATCAAATTGTCCAGAAAAGATTGTTGTTTCTCCGTAAGAACTTTATTCTTTTTCTCTGTAGTTTGAGGTAAATAACTCATAATCATAATTATAGGACCATATACAAACTTGTCAAGTCTTTGAAAGTTGAAATAATACTTGACAAAATGGATATACGACTGTACAATATACTTTGTTAAGTCCCCCCGGTTAAATACATACCTACCTAGCCTGTCTAGCCCCTGTAAAGTCTTATGAAGTGAGGGGGCGATAAAACTAGTAAACATCCATTTAGGCTAGAAATGTATGTGATTGCTATATATACCGGTGTACCCCCCCTGTACATCCTGCCCTCCCCTACTTACCATACTTAGCAGACTCTGCGAGACTTCCTAAGAGTTTTTTTTCAAGCCCTGTCAAGTGGGCGAAAGCCTATCATACTTGTCAAGAACTTGCAAGCTTTTTATTTACTTTTATTTTCCCTCGAATACTTGACAAGTCTTCGAAGTTTTGTTAAGTGTCAATCTAGTTAACAAGTCTTGACAAGTTTATTAAGTCTATCAAGTTTAATCTTGTACTTATCATACTTGACAAGGTTTCGTATATCTTCTCAAATAATATCAATACTTTAGAATCAATAACCCTTTTATCCTTATATAGTTTTTTAAGTGTGTAATAGTGGGTAATTGTGTTACATGCTCTTAAAGCTTCATACTTCAATTCTAAGGCGTTTTTAGTCTTTCCCTTGTCTTTCTATTCCTTGCCCTCGTTTCGTTTAAAATCCATACTGTACATTTATACAGCTATTTAGTTGCATCTTTTTATTGACTTGTTAGATTCTTTGTGCTACTTGTCAGAACTTCTTAGAACTTCACTACACTATAAAGCTTAACAAGTCAAGAAATTTATTTGTATTTATTTTATTTTTTTTCTTGCAAAGTGTTTATTTTTCTTTTAAAGTATGTAGCAAGTTAGTAAGGCAATTAAGTCATGAAAGCTTAAGAGGGTAACCAAATTATGCGTAAAGCAATGTTTGTTATAAATCCCAAAACTTTAACGCCAGAATTGAAAAATGTTTTTGTTGAAGTTGAAAGGGAGGAAATAAAAAAAGGGATGCGACCTTTTGAGAAGTCAAGCGACAAGATCAAAAGACAACGCACAAAGAAAGTAGCACAGAAGATTAATTATCTATATAAACGTGGTACTGTTTGGACAAAGTCACAACAAGCAGACAAAATACATGCAATGCGACAATGTCACGACACATTAACAAAGATAATTCATCTTGAGAATATAGGGCAACTAGACACGATATAAACCCCACAAGCTAAGCACCTTGTTAAACTGCTTACATTTCTTTATACGTTCTTGAAAAAGAATTTATAAAAAAGTGTTGACAGATTAGAAATAATCAGATATGCTATGTTTTGAGAAGTAGGGCAGCAATGTCTTGAAAATCAAAAGAATGAATAGTTGCTGTAGTAGTAACAGGGAGCATGAGAAATTATATTTCTTTGTAAGTCTTGAACCTATAGCAGCTATTCTTTTGTTTAATTAATAGGAGGGTTATGAATTCTGAATTAATGAAAGAAACCATTGAAGAGATAGAAATAGCATCATTGTTATTATATTCGAATGGTATTGATATAAAAGAATTAAAACTAAAAGATATCAAAAAGGCATATGCTTTAATTAAATAAGGAGGGTTATGGATAAAATATATCATCACGTTATTAAAAATAGAAAATTTTTAGTTATCCCAAATTGGGAAGGAACTGAAAAAGAATATTTTCATATTTTAGAAAGCACAGAAAATGAAGAGGGTTATTATTATGATGAATGCATTACTGGTTTTCAGAATGAGCATAATATTAATACTTTACTAGATGCAAAAGATTTTATAATTAATTACATAAGAAAGAAATAAGGAGGGCTTATGAAAAGATTCTTTAAAGTAAAAAGGTATGAGACTGAAATCTATACCATAACAATAGAAGCGGAATCAAGAAAAGATGCAGTTGAAAAAGCGGAGGAGCTTTCTAACGGACATTATGATTTTGATTCTATAGAGTGGCAATATAAAGTTAAACAAGTGGAGGACTTATGACATTTGATGAATTACAAGAACTAGAAAACTTATTTGGTGACATTAGACATGCACGAGATCAGTTAGAATCTAGAGGTTATAACGTGGGCGGTTACACTTTAAACAGTATAACAGATGCACAGAGGAGCATGTTACCTAACGAGGAAGAGTGCGAGGATTACCCAAAAGAAGAAAAGAAACTTAAAGAGGGTGAACTCGATCACCACGTATGGGCTGAATATTTTAAATTATAAGGAGGGCTTATGGAGGCACTAGAAAATATTACAGATAAGAATATTGCTTTTACTGTACAGGCTTTGATATTAGGAAAGGATATAGTAGGCGATAATTTTAATAATATTGATGCGATTCAAGCAGTATTTGGATTGACAAAAAAACAAGCTAAATTCTGTTTAGAGTTGGCTAATTCATATAAATAAGGAGGGCTTATGAAACTATTAGGAATTGGAAACAATTCTAAGACTATTAAAAGTGATAAAGGTGGAGAATATCTAACTGGTATTCTTTACCTCGACCCACGTAATACAAAAGTGTGTCCGTATCAAGAGATAGCAAGGTGCAAGGTTGCTTGTCTTAATACTGCAGGGCGAGCAGGTATTATCAAGAAGGGCGAAATTACAAATAATATTCTTAGAGCGAGAGCAAGAAAAACAGATTTATTTTTTGAAGATCAAGCGGAGTTTATGCGGTTGATAGTCAAAGATATTCATGCATTGATTCGCAAAGCTGATCGGCTATCTGTTAAACCTTGTGTTAGGTTGAATGGTACAAGTGATATTCAATTTGAAAAGATAAAACTTGACAATGGTAAAACAATCTTCGAAGAGTTTCCAGAAGTGCAGTTTTATGATTATACAAAGATACCTACAAGAAAGGTTGAGCATATCAAGAACTATCATTTGACGTGGAGTTATAGTGAAGCTAACGAAAAATATGCTGAGTACTGGCAAGAAGCTCTAAACAGGGGCATGAATGTAGCAACAGTATTCAGAAAAGAATTACCGAAATCCTTCAAGAATGTTAAAGTTATTAATGGTGACAAAGACGATTTGAGATTCTTAGATGAACGAGGGGTGATAGTAGGACTCAAAGCTAAAGGCAAAGCAAGGCAAGATGATTCTGGTTTTGTGATAGACATTGAGAATGCAATAGCAATTAATTAGTGAGGTATGAAATGAAAAATGAAATAAAAGAGTTATTAGACACTTGACACATGACTAAAGACGTGGTACAATATTTTGTAATTATATATTTATTAATATATTTATATATTAAATATAATAATATTTATATAACTTTAAATATATAATATATATATAGGAGGGCTTATGGAAAATTTATATGTTAAAGATGTAAAGAATAAAGATGTATTACATGACATCTTTAAAAACTTTTGGAATAAACTAGGCTACAAAGATGATCTGTTTATGTATATGTACACAGATAAATCAAAAGGTTTAGATTATTTTAAACATTCTCTTACTAGAGAATATAAATCAGTTGAGGAGGGCTAAATGACATTTTATAAAAACCAATTAGAAATAATTAATAGTGGGCTATTTCTACAGCTAGAGGGAAGTGTGGGTCGTTACTATGTGCAGAACTTTTTAGACACAGGTATATTTAAACCTAGTGGACAAGAAGGCAGAACAGTAACAGATGGATACGGAAGAGAAATAACTTTACATGATTTCATAATTGATGAAGAACGTATAGATGAATTATGGGATATGAATGAAGAATTTATGAGGGAGCTAGAAGAATATGACGAGATTACATAAACTAATTATAGATGCTAGACGACTAGAGAAAGAAGCACATGCTTGTCCTTTCAATGTAGATGGACTACGTGAGCATTACAAATTAAATTTACAGGATGCTCAATATGTAAAAGATTATTTAGATAGGGATAAAGAACGTGGATAGACCTATTTTTGGCTACGACTACAACGGACAGAATGTTGAATGGACTTGGCGAGTACGTGAGGTAGAGAAAATTTATTGGAAGACTTGGAAACCTAAACTAAGTGATGTCAAAATATTAAACTTGACAGATACAAAAGAAGTTTCTAAAGTACAACAAGAAATCTTTCAGGGTGTTATAGATTCCGAACATCCTAAGAAAGAGAAGTTAACCGGAATCTACAAAGTGAGGAAATAATATGGCTAATTGGTTTAATTTTAGCGTAGGGAGCGTACTACTTTTAGTAAGTGGTATGGCTCATATTTTGGTGGTGTTTGCATACAGGGACTTTAGTTTCCCTTTAATGCTAATGTTCTTTTCACCAGTAGGAATAGCATTTGGTTGTTACTTAATGCAAGATGGGTTCTATCACAAAAGAACTAGACGTAATAGAAAAATGGCAACGAGGAAATAATATGGCAGCTAAAATAAATAGAAGCAGAATAGGAGATATTGCAGAACACAAGGCGGTATCTTGGTTGTTTGATCAAGGCTACGAGGTGTTTAGAAATGCTAGTAGCGTAGGCTTTGCAGACTTAGTAATAGTTGATAAGACTGGTAAGAAAACTTTGATTGATGTTAAGACTTTAAAACTTGACAGGCGATATGGTTCTTACACGAGCTTTCATTCTAGGACTAAAGCACAAGCTAAGTTAGGTGTACAAATTTTAAAAGTACATCCTTACAATTATGAATGTGAGTTTGTAAAACATAAGGAGGAAAGCTAATGAGCAACTTAATACAACAAGAACTAGAAGAAAGATGGTATGAGGAAGGACTTGAGATTGCACAGATCAAAGAGTATTCACCGGCATCATGGGATCTTTTTGCTATGAGTTATGTTGCTAGTATGAAAAACATATACTCATGAGAAAAGCAACACAGAACATACAACATACCTCGAAGACAGGAATACGTGGTAAAAAGACTTGGCAAGGTCGAAGGAATGTAGGCACTTCAACAATGCCAAAGAGAACTAAACAGACCTACAAAAAATATAGAGGGCAAGGAAAATGAAAGTAAAACATTTAAAAACTAAAACAACTATAGAATTATCTGCAGAAGAGTTAGAAAACTATAGAAAACTTACGAATGATTTAGATCATCTTTTAACTGGCTTATATGAGTCTCAAGATATATGGTTAAGTGATGTTCGTAATCTAGATACATTGAGGTGGAGACTAACAGAATTGTTAGGACTTAAATGGAATAGGGATACATATAGTTACATTAAGGAGGAGAAATGACAGTAGATATATCACAAGTTACATTAGATGTAATAGAAGCAGTTAAACAAAATAAAACTGTTAGCTTTAAGTATGGTGGGCATGAGCCTATCAGAGTAATCAAACCTCAAGGTTTCTATGGAGACTTTGCAGGCTTTGAAGGGACTGACGAAACCACAGAAGAAAGAGAGTTTAGACGTTTTGGTTTAGAAAAAGTCAGCGAGTGGATGGGTATTGAGCAAACAGTTAAAGTTCACATTGAACCTATTGTCTTTACCTTTCATCCTACATGGTCGGAAGTCAAACAAAGACTACAAGAACTTATAGACTTTGAAGACTTAGAGTATGGAGTAGAAATAGTAGACGATGAAAACTACAGAGAAACAGACGGAACAACTGAGGAAGAACTATGAACATATTTTATTTTTATGATTGTCCAATCAAATCAGCACAAGCACAGCCTGATAAGATGCTAGTGAAGATGCCATTGGAAACAGCACAGATGTTATGTACTGCTCATAGAGAGCTTGATGGTGATGACTATGCAGATGCAACAGGCTTATATAAACGAGCATACTGGAATCATCCCTGTACAATATGGGCTAGAGAAAGTAGTGTGAATTATGTTTGGTTATACAAACATTTCCTAGCTCTTGGTAAAGAGTATGCTTACAGGTATGGAAGAGAACATGCAAGTATAACGAAACTTGGTGATGCTCTTTCTAAAATACCTGATAATATAAATATAAATATGGCTACACCAGTAGCACAGGCAATGCCTGATGAATACAAAAATGAAGACCCAATCAAAGCGTATAGAGATTACTGTATTAATGAAAAACATTACGCTAAGTGGGAGAAAGGTAGGGATAAACCTGAGTGGTGGACACATGACTGAGTATGATGTACAGAAAATGTATGAGGAGCAGCAATCTAAAGATCAAGTGACTGCTCTTCATGCAGACAAAGGAGTTCTTGAAGTGAGATATGCAGATGGAACAATGGAGATATTTAAAAAAAGAAAAGTATTAAAAGGTTTTAAATTAATTAAAAAAAGAGGTTGACAAGATTATTCAATTCATATATAATTCACACTTTATGGAAAAGATAAGCAATACAGAATTTAAATTATCACGAGAACAATACTTGAAGTTAGGTTCAAACTATAATATCATGAATGATATGTATGAAATGAAACTAGGACATGAACTGAGAGCAAGTGGTTCTGATTTTATTTTAAAGTTTTTAGATGAACATAACTTAGAAATGTTCATAGGCTACATTTATAATCAATACTTGAGGGAAATCTAACCTCCTATGAGTTATACTACTAACGCATGTAGCCCTCACTATACACCTAAACAGTTAGATAGTAGGTCAGTACAAGCTGATGTTAGTTTGAGGTCTAACGACTCACATAAAACCTCACAGATTTTTACTAAAGGAGAAATACTATGCCAATAATTGGACCAGTACCTGTAAATTGGGCACAGGTTAAAACACCCAATAAATATGGTGAGTACTCTGTTACTTTATTAGTTGATGATAAGACTGCTGATAGTTTTTCTAGCAGGGGTTTTAGAATCAGAGATAATGATGGACAGAAAGAACTCATTATAAAAAGAAAAGTAGCAAGGAAAGATGGAACACCTAATCAAACTCCTAAACTTCTTGATGCTAATAAAGAACCCTTGGATGTTGCAGTAGGCAATGGCTCTAAAGTAAATGTTCAATACAGGGAATGGGAAACTTCTAATAACTATGGAGACTTCAAAGGTCTTGATCTACAAGCAGTGCAAGTAGTAGACTTAGTAGAGTATACAGGTTCAGACGGAAGTGAATTACAACCGATTGATGATGACTTGGAGTTTTAATCATGAATGACGAAATAAATAACACAGAAAATAAACCTTTCATAACTATTGATGGGGTTCAAATTTTTGTAGAAGACTTACCTGAAGAAGGACAAGGAGTATTTGGAAGATTGCAACGACTTAATTCAAAAAAAGTAGATGCAACTTTAGACCTTGAAGAGATTCAGGCAGGTATTAACTTTTTCTCAAATAGAATTGTTGAGATAGTTAATAATGATGGACAAGACACAGAAGCACAAGATGCTGAAGTGGTCGAAGAACTATCTGAGTCTACCGACTCCGACTAGTGTGCCTAAACTCTCCAGTTCCTAGCGTGTGAGTATAATCTTAGAGTAGGAGTAGGTTGATAGTCCTTCTTAAAAAACTATCACGTGTAGCTAGGTGGGAGTGAGCTTTTGTAAAATCCTATACGAGTGAATGCAAGTTTAATTACAAGCAAGAGGACTTAAGAAAGGTTAAAGTTGAAAGTAAATAAGAACTATACCACCATGCACTACCTAGCTACACACTTTTATTAACTTTAAGTGAGGAATAAAAATGGCATTTGTAAAACACAAATTATCCTGCCCCTCCTGTGGAGGAAGTGACCCTGTATCTTTAAATGAAGATGGATCAGCAAAATGTTTTAGTTGTGAAACTTATTTTCTAAACTATAATCAAGCGATAACAGGAGAGGAAGTGACACAGAAAAAAGAGACACCACCAGTCAATCCAAATGGTGGCGACTACGTAGCATTAACTGATCGAAGAATATCGGAGGCAACTGCTCGTAAATATGGAGTGAAATCTATCCTATCTAGCAATGGAGAGATTGTTCAGCATTTGTATCCATATTTCAACAAACATGAGCTATCTGCTACGAAAGTACGCTATGTTCGAGATAAGAATTTCTCAGTTCAAGGCAGTTTTGAAGGTACTGGATTGTTTGGAGAACAGATTTTTCAGACTGGAGGTAAGTCAATTACCCTAGTTGAAGGTGAATGTGATGCAATGGCTTGCTACGAATTGATGGGTAGTAAGTGGGCAGCAGTTTCAATAAAGAGAGGTTCATCAGGTGCAGTCAAAGATGTAAAAGAAAGTTTAGAATTTCTTGAAAGCTTTGAGAATGTTGTGATCTGTTTTGATAGTGATAAACAAGGACAGGAAGCGGCTAAGAAAGTAGCAATGCTTTTCCAACCTAGTAAAGCTAAGATCATGACACTACCTAGTGGATTCAAAGATGCTAACGACATGCTTCGTCAGAACAAACATAAAGAATTTGTTGAAGCTTGGTGGTCAGCAAAAGTTTATACTCCTAGTGGTGTTATCAATGTATCCGAATCAAGGCAAGACTTTTTTGATAGAGTTCAGAAAGAAAGTATTGCTTATCCTTGGCAAGGTTTAAACGACAAGCTATATGGATTACGTGCCGGAGAGTTGGTAACACTTACTGGAGGTACAGGACTTGGTAAGTCTTCTGTGACTAGAGAACTAGAACATTGGCTTATCAAAGAAACTACGGATAACGTAGGAATTATTGCTCTTGAAGAAGACTGGAGAAGAACAGTTGATGGTATCTTATCTATCGAAGCTAATGCTCGATTGTATATAGATCAAGAACGAGAAAACTTTTCGCAAGAAGAGTTGGATAAATTCTTTGACATTCTTTATGATGGAGATAATAAAAATAGAGTATGGATACATGCTCATTTTGGAACGAATAGTATTGATGAAATATTTAATAAGATTCGTTTTATGATTGTAGCCTGTGACTGTAAATGGGTAGTGGTAGATCACTTACATATGTTAGTGTCTGCTTTATCCGAAGGTGATGAACGTAGAGCAATCGACAACATCATGACTAGACTGAGAAGTATAGTTGAAGAGACAGGAGCAGGCTTAATCTTAGTATCACATCTACGAAGAGTGGATGGAAACAAAGGACATGAGAATGGTATTGAAGTGTCTCTCTCACACTTGAGAGGTTCACAGAGTATTGCTCAACTGTCCGACTGTGTTATTGCTCTTGAAAGGAATCAACAATCAGATGATATTGAGGAATCTAATACAACTAAAATGCGTGTCTTAAAATCTAGATACACAGGGGATGTTGGATTAGCAAGTCACTTGCTTTACGATAGAGAAACAGGTAGGCTACGAGAAGTTCCTAAAGATCAATTTGAAGATGATGCAGATGAACTACTAGAGTTATAATTAAAGGAGTATCATGAGAAATATAATAATTAGAATTAGAAATTATATTATTTTATTTGCAAAATATTTTATAGTTTTCATTATAAAAAATAATCCTTATAAAAAATATGCTATTGAAGGTGATACATATTTAAATGATGGAGTTTGGATGGCTCAACAAATAACTGAATTTGATAGTTTATTAGAAGGATGTAATTCGAGTTCGTGGGTATATGATTCCTACGATGGGGAATATCAAAATTTAAGATGGATATGGAGTGAGAGACATACTAATAGTCTTTATTCGCTACCTTCACTTCATTATAGTAATGATGATAAACAAAGAGAGCAAACACATAAAATGGAAGACAATTTTTATGATTATTTTCATAAAGTTCAAAAAGAAAACATAAATAAAAACTTGAAAAAATTAGAAAAAAAAGGTGTGTTTGAGGAAAGTTTCTTTTCTAAAAAGGAACATGAACTTATTGATAAATCTTATTATGATTTAGACGAGTTACTCGAGAAATTAAGAGAAGAAAATTATTGGAAAAGCGAACAAGACTATAGAGATTTGTCCTATGCTTTAGATGTAATACACGATTTTTATTATCGAACCAAATAAAATTATGAATTTAGTATTTGATATAGAGACAGACGATCTTAAAGCAACTAAGATACATTGTGTTGTTGCTCAAGACCCTGATACAGGAACACTATATAAGTATCCTCCGGATAAATTAGAGGAAGGTTATGCTTTACTTGAAAAGGCAGATAAACTTATTGGTCATAATATTATAGGTTTTGATATACCTATGGTTGAGAAGTTTGGGAATGTAAAACTTTCTCACAAACCAGTTGTAGATACATTAGTTATGTCAAGACTCTTCAATCCGGTTCGTGAAGGAGGACATAGTTTAGAAAAGTGGGGTTTTCGTTTAGGCTTTAGGAAGATAGAGTTTGATGATTACCTTAATTATTCTAAAGAAATGTTGGACTATTGTGTTCGTGATGTTCAACTTAATACTGTCCTCTTTCAACACCTGCGTAATGAAGGCAAAGGCTTTGCTAAAGAATGTGTTTCTTTAGAGCAAGCAGTAGCCTCAGTTATTAAAGAACAAGAACTTAATGGATTTAAGTTTGATTCTAAACACGCTGATATGTTACTTGCTGAACTTCGTCAACTCATGCAGAAAGCAGAAGATGAAGTACATAAGGTGTTTAAACCTAAGATGATTGATCTTAAAGATGTACAACCTAAATTAAAGAAAGATGGAACTTTATCAAAGCAAGGACTGACTCCTGAAGAATTTGAAGAACGCTCACCTACTAATGACATCACCCCTTTTACCAGAAGAAAGTTACAAGACTTTAATCTCGGATCACGAAAACAAATAGGAGAATACCTAGTTGAGTTTGGTTGGAAACCTAAGAAGTTTACTCCTACCGGTCAACCTATAGTAGATGAAACTACATTAGCTCGTATTGATTCTATTCCACAAGCAAAATTAATTGCTGACTACTTACTGTATCAAAAACGTATAGCACAAGTAGATTCTTGGATATCAGCTTTAGATGAAGATGGTCGTGTGCATGGTTTTGTTATTCCGAATGGTACTATCACAGGAAGAATGAGTCATAGAAATCCTAACATGGCTCAAGTACCTAACATTCATAGCCCTTTCGGTGCTGAATGTAGAGCCTGTTGGACAGTTGAAGAAGGATACAAACTAGTAGGTATCGATGCTTCTAGTTTAGAATTAAGAATGCTTGCTCACTACATGCAAGACGAGGAGTTTATAAATGAAATCATTGACGGAGATATACACACCCTTAATCAGAAAGCTGCAGGACTTGAATCTAGAGATCAGGCGAAGACTTTCATCTATGCCCTCATATACGGAGCAGGAGATGCAAAACTTGGAAGAGTGGTTGGAGGAAACCAAAAAGATGGTAAGCGACTTAGAGAACAATTTTTTGATAGTAACCCATCATTTAAATCTCTTCGAGATAAAGTTCAAAGAGCATCAGCAAAAAATTACCTCAAAGGATTAGATGGAAGAAAACTTTTAATTCGTACACAACATGCGGCTCTCAATACTTTATTACAAGGTGGAGGAGCTATTGTTATGAAACGTGGATTAGTTATGTTAGACTCAGTAATAAAACTAAATACACTTGATGCGAAGTTTGTAGCTAACATTCATGACGAATGGCAGATGGAAGTTAGAGAAGACCTAGCAGACTTTGTAGGAGAGTTAGCAGTCAACTGTATTATTAAAGCCGGAGAGTATTATAATCTTCGCTGTCCAATGGATGGAGAATACAAGATAGGAGACAACTGGAGTGAAACACATTAAACAACTTGATTTTTTTGAATCAGAAAGCTCGGATGAAATTGTAAAAGAAACTACTAAAGATATTTCTAAATCTTTTATTTTTTTTGGTGAAGGAGGTCAACGACTGAAAGACTTAAATAGAACTTCAGAGTTTATTAAATCTATTCCTAAAGGAAAATATACAATTTTTAAAACTGGAGGGCAACATCATTTACCTGAGTTTAAAGGTCGGAATGACTTTCCTTATGTATTAAATAATGATAATGGACTTATTGTTAAACCTAGTTTTAGTAGATCAGTTTACCCTTGTTTTAAACTTTTTAATCAAGATAAAGGAGTAACTATTTATTGTCATAGATTATTTGCAATGTGCTTTATAAAAAATAAATATCCAAATAAAACTTATACTGTTGATCATATTAACGAAAATAAATTAGATTATGCTATAGCTAATTTAACTTGGGTTACAGCTTCTACAAATCAAAAAAATATTCAGAACAAGGCATCAAATAAAAAAACGAAATACAAAGTGTATTCCGAAAAATATATTTAAATGAAAAAGAAAAAATTAAATACATTAGTAGATGATATCTACAAAAAACTTTCTGTACTTGGCGAGGGTAAATCACTTAACCTATCTGACGAAGTTATCGATAAGTTTGGTGAAGACATGAAAGAAGTCTTACGTCATTGGTCTACACCTACAGAAAGATCAGAAGGAACATTACGTATGTCAAACATTGGTAGACCTAATAGGCAACTATGGTATGACATGAAAGCTGAACCACAAGAAAGTTCTATTACTCCTAATACATTTATAAAGTTTCTTTATGGTCATATGTTAGAAGAGGTAGTCTTATTATTAGTTAGACTAGCAGGACACAATGTAGAACATGAACAAAAGAATGTTAAAGTAAAAGGTATTGAAGGACACATGGATTGTGTTATCGATGGTGAAGTGGTGGATGTTAAGACTGCATCAGGCTATGCCTTTAAGAAGTTCAAGGATGGAACATTAGCTCAAGATGATACCTTCGGATACCTCGCTCAACTTGCCGGATATGAGGCAGGTCATGGTACTTCCGAAGGTGGATTCTTAGCAATGAACAAAGAAAATGGAGAACTTGCACTTTATATACCGGAAGAACTTGACAAACCCAACATAGAGAGTAAAATAAATACAGTCAAGAAATCTTTACGCAAGTCAGCACCGCCTGAACTTTGCTATCAACCTATCCCTGACGGACAATCAGGTAACATGAAGCTACCTAGAGGATGCTTTTTCTGTAGGCATAAAGTGGAATGTCATAAAGATTCAAACAATGGTAAAGGTCTTCGAGTATTTAAATATGCGAAAGGTCTTTCCTATTTAACACAAGTAGTTAAAGAACCTAAAGTAGAGGAAATTACACATGAATTCAAAAAAAGAAAAGCTAATAAGAAGACACGCCAAACAGCTAATGCTTGATTGGTTAAGGAGTGTAGTACCTGATGATGAAAAAGATAAAGTTCAAATTAATAACTTGGAAGAATATTTGCCGGATCAAACTCATATTTATGCTAATAGGCATCTCCGAGTTTCTGCGTACACTTTACGATGGTTTATTAAAGGTATTAAGAAAGTTGTCAAATCAACTGGCAAAGACATCACAGAGGTTCAAGTTCAGGAGTTAGAACGTGCCTGAGTTTAAAGATACAATCGTCACTTGGAACTTAGAGGATATAGATTTAAGTGAACTGATTATGATCATAGGAAGTTTTATTTTTTCTGGACATCAAATCAAAGAAGTTGATACTGAAGTGATTGAAAAGATGCAAGACTTAATTGAAATAGAATACAAAAGAAGATTGACAGGAATATCCGAAGAGGACACAATACATTAAGGAAGAGATATGGATTATAAGTTTAATGAGAATTTGAATATTAGAGCAGTACATCAGTATATAGATAATACTTATACACAACACTACGCTCATTCAAAGTATCAAGCAACTGATATGATTATAGATGCCGGACATGGAGAGGGATTTTGTGTAGGTAATATCATGAAGTATGCAATGAGGTATGGTAAGAAAGATGGGAAGTCTCAAAAAGATTTACTTAAAATAATTCACTACGCATTGATTGCTTTGCATTTAAATCAAGAGGAAATCGAGAATGATTGAAGATAAGATAGGCAAGAAGCCTTACTTAGGAATAGTCATAGATTATGACAAAGAAAAAAAGCTAGATAAGTTTAGTTTAGATACATTAAAGGATAGATATTTTTGGGAGGAAGAAACTCATGCTCAAGAAGCTTTTGCAAGGGCTAGTGTTTTTGGTGCGACTTATAAAGGTGAGACTGACTTCGATCTTGCACAGAGACTTTATGAGTACAGTTCCGATTTATGGTTTATGTTTAGTACTCCTATACTTTCTAACGGAGGAACGACTCGTGGCTTACCTATTAGCTGCTTTCTCAACTACGTACCTGACAGTAGGCGTGGGTTATCTGATCACTATGATGAAAACATTTGGCTCGCGAGTTCAGGTGGAGGCATCGGTGGATATTGGGGAAGTGTTAGAAGCAATGGTATTGGTACTTCTAACCATTCTCGTTCTACTGGATCAATCCCATTCATGCATGTAGTAGATTCGCAAATGCTTGCCTTTAATCAAGGCGTAACAAGACGTGGTTCGTATGCTGCGTATATGGATATATCACATCCAGAAGTAGAAGAGTTTATAAACATGCGAAAAGAATCTGGTGGAGATATAAATAGAAAGTGTTTAAACATACACAATGCTATTAATCTTACCAACGAATATTTAGAAGCAGTTAAGAATGATGAAGAGTGGAGACTAATTGATCCTAAGAGTGGTGAAGCAGTTAAGATTCTAAATGCTCGAGATTTATGGTGGCAGATGTTAAACGCAAGAGCCGAAACTGGCGAACCTTACATGATTAACATTGACACCTGTAATGAACACTTACCAAAACAACAGAAGGATTTAGGATTACGAGTTAATCAAAGTAATTTATGTTCCGAGATTGTCTTAGCAACAAACGAAGAACGTACCGCAGTATGTTGTTTATCGAGTGTAAATTTAGAACACTTTGACAAGTGGAAAAAGAACGAACAGTTTATTGATGATCTAATTACCATGTTAGATAATGTTCTTGAACACTTTATAGAAGCTATTGTAGACACCAGTAGACTTGGTGGATATAGTGCAAATTTTGAGAGGTTTAAAAAATATGTTAGAGAAGAAAAAGAAGGACTACTTAAAGCTGCTTATTCAGCGTATAGAGAAAGGTCGGTGGGTCTTGGAGCGATGGGCTTTCATGCTTTACTCCAAAGTAAAGGACTACCTTTCCATGGGTTACGATCTACTAGTATCAATAATGTCGCCTTCTCCCACATCAAAGAACGATCTATGGAATCGACTAAAAGATTGGCTCATGAACGTGGGGAAGCTCCTGATATACACGGTAGCAATAAGCGTAACGCTCATCTTTTGGCTATTGCTCCTAATGCCAGTAGTAGTATTATATGTGGTGGTACTTCCCCTAGTATTGAACCATATCGTGCTAACGTATATACGCACAAAACTTTATCCGGTTCTTACCAAGTTAGGAATAAATATTTAGAAAAACTTCTCAAGAAAAAAGGCTTGAGTATGGACACGAGAGAGCAAATCTGGAAAGAGATGGCTATAGCTAATGGCTCGGTACAAGATATAGATATCCTCTCTGATGAAGAAAAAGAAATATTTAAAACTGCTACAGAGATTAATCAAATCTATATAGTAGAACATGCACATATGAGACAAGAGTATGTCTGTCAAAGTCAAAGTGTAAATTTATTTTTTACTATGCCTAAAGCTACCGAGTCTCAAACGGTACATGATGAATACTTACAGTATGTCAATGATGTACATTGGTATGCTATGAATAAATTAAAATCATTATATTATTTTAGATCAGATGCTGCTCGTAGTGCTGAGAATGTTAATGTCAAAATACAACGAGTCAAGCTTGAAGATGTAGAATGTTTAAGTTGTGAAGGATAACTATGGAAGATAAATTTGATAACATGTACGAAGGAAGATTTGATGCACTTAAAAAAAAGTATGAAGCTGAAATAGCTATTGCTAAATCAGAACTTGATACATACTTTTCATTAGGTATGGGAGTCGCAGAACATCCTCATATTATAGAGTCTATGGATTTACTTTTAGATAAGATGGCTACTGCTCAAGAGAAGTTAGACTTACTTCTCAAGGAGTTTTAGTGTCCAATACGTTTTATAGTTTCTGCACTAGAATGTGGTTAGACTACTGTGATGAACATTCGTCTTTTGGTTCAGAAACATTAAATAAAGAAGAATACATAAAGCAATATAACAAATGGCTACTACAAGAGTATGCCAAACACGTGGAGAAAAGGAATGAGTCTACTAAGTAACAGAGAATATTATAAACCATTTGATCATCCTTGGATGTTTGATAAGTACGTTGAACAGAATCAGATGCATTGGTTGCCAGAGTCTGTGCCCTTACATACAGATGTAAAGGACTGGCAAGAACTAACAGACGAAGAAAAAAATTTACTAACACAAATCTTTAGATTGTTTACGCAATCAGATGTAGATGTTGGTTCAGGATATATCGATAAGTATATGAGAATATTCAAGAAACCTGAAGCAAGAATGATGATGTGTTCATTTGCGAACATGGAATCAATACATCAACATGCTTATAGTTTATTATTAGACACAGTTGGGATGCCGGAAATAGAATACAAAGCCTTTGCTGAGTACGAAGAAATGGCGAACAAACATGACTACATTAAAGATTTTAAACCTACTCGTAGAGACAAGAAGGCTATTGCTAAAACCCTAGCAGTATATTCAGGATTTACAGAAGGTCTACAATTATTTAGCAGCTTTGCAATCTTGTTAAACTTCCCAAGGTTTGGAAGAATGAAAGGCATGGGGCAGATTGTAACGTATTCTATACGTGACGAGTCACTTCATGTAGAAGCTATGACTAAACTATTCAGAGAGTTCATACAAGAAAACATTGATATATGGACTGATGATTTTAAAAAAGAACTTTACAATATTTGTAGAGAAATGGTTGAATTAGAAGATAAGTTTCTTGACCTAGTATTTGAACTAGGAGATATGCAAGGACTTACAAAGAAAGATATGTATGCTTACAACAGATACATAGCTGATAGAAGGTTATTACAACTTGGATTAAAAACAAACTTTGATCAGAAAGATAACCCTCTTCCGTGGTTAGATGAAGTACTTGGAGTTGAGCACCAAAACTTTTTTGAGGGGCGAGCAACTGCTTATATGAAAGCAGGACTTAGAGGAAAGCAAGACAAAGTTTCATTTGCGGAGATATAAAATGAAAGCACAGGAAGCGAACATACTATCCTTCCATATATTATTTGATACTAAAGGTCGATTAGTTACAGAAACAAGCGGACTACCTTTAAAGGATGCTAAGAAAATATTTAAAGGTTCTGATTTAAAAATAGTAGAAACAGTTATAAGAGAAGCAAGGCAAAAGATACTTGCTATACACAACGAACTTGAATCCGAACTTGATGCCCTGAATGCTACTATTAATTAGCTAAAGGATTTTTATTATCTTCTTTGAGTACACTTACATCATTTTGTAAGTACTGTACTTCTGTCTGTAATGATGCTACGTCTTTGCTAGTTCCATTGTAAGCTTCTGATATCTTTTTAAGTGACGGGTTGATACCTTCATCAATACTTTTGTTGATATACTCTACGGACGTTTCAATAGCTACGAATCTTTCTTCAATAACTTTTTGAGCATCTTCTGTGTCACTTACACTTCCAATAGCTGCTTCAAGATTTTCAAGTCTATTTACATAAGTAGCACCGGTATATCCAAAACCTGCTAGTGTTCCTACAATACCTACTAGGGCAATTAGTTGTGTTGTTTTATTTTCAAACCATTCCATATTTTTCTCCGTTATAAATTTGGTTGCATGTTTATCATGTCACCTAATGTTTCAAGACTAGCACCGGCTAATCCATAAAAAGCTTGTGTGTTATCATCTAACATTACTCCTGCATAGATTGCTCTAGGTTCATACCAAGTTTCTTGCTGTGGTATTTGAGCTTCTCTGTACGCATCAAAGCCTGCAACGTATCCTAAGTAAGCTACAAGAGTTGTACTGTCGGCGTACTGTCCTGTTTCTTCTTGTTGTTGTTCAGCTTCTTCTTGTTGTTCTTTAATATTGTTTGCAATTATTTGATCAGCTACTTGGTCAGCTTCACTAGCTGTCATGACTCCTGATATAGCTGTGTCAATCTCTCCTTGCATATCTTGTACTTGTACATCTGCCATTGCAATTTGTGGAGTTCCATCAATATCTGGTAGAATATTTATAGTTACACTGGTTGAGGATGTATCTACATCAGAACTCATGGACAACACTTGTTGATTTTGTGCTGATGCAGATACAACTTGATCAGAAATACTAGGCGAGCTTGTCGTACTTATCCCACCAGTAGATGACATAGACGAGCCTGAAGCCCCACTTGTACTATTACTAACTGCAGCTACTGATGAGTTTCTATTCGTTCCACCAGAGCCACGTATGGAGCTAGAAACACTATTCCTAGCAGACTGTATAGTACTAGCTACAACGTCTAGTGCAGATACTCTTACTGAGCTTTTTTCTTCGTTGACTTCTTCCGTACTTTCTTCTTCGGCTTCGGCATATAACTCTTCAGGTTCTTCTTCCATGATTTCATCATCTTCTTGAACTTCTTCCAGTTCTTCTTCAAACCACTCTTCGATTTCTTCCAACGCTTCAACAAGTTCTTCTTCATCTGTTTCATCATTTCTAAGTTCATCTTCTAATTCCTCTCTTATAATTTCAAATTCAAATACTTCTAATAGATCAGGTGTATGTGTAATGAGAATAGGATCATCAAGTACATCAAAGCTTACTAAGTATTCTTCTTCTATACTTGGCAGAGCTTCATAAGATTCTTCTACAAATATTTCTTCAAAGTATACTTCGTCTTCGTATTGTTCCTCAAACATAAGAACAAAGACTTCTTCTTCGTATTGAGGTTCAACAAATACATAATCATCTACCGGTTCTTCATACCATTCTTCTTC